AAAACAAAAAAGACTAAGAAGCGTGGTTTAGCGGCACGTTAGTAATCCGTTAAATATGAACTGGCTACTCACCCCCCTTACAACACATAGGCTACGGTGGCCCCAGAACAGGAACTAAAATGGAAAATCAAATAGTAGAAGCACAAGAAGCACCAAAGAGTATGATGATGCAGCGTAAAAGTAGAGTACGTGAACGTGCAGATAAAGATGAAGAAGAACTAAAAGAGTTATTAGCAGAACAAAATAATACAAAAGAAGAGGCAGAAGTAAAGGCTAAAGAAGAAGTAGAGCCTGATACTGCAGAAGAAAGAAGCTACAAGAAACGATATGCAGATCTACGTAGAGGATCACAAAAAGCTAAAGAAGAATTAGAAACTCGTATTGCTGCATTAGAAACACAACTTAAACAAAGCGCAGCACAAGAAATTAAACTGCCTAAGTCAGATGAAGACATTGATAGTTGGGCAAAAGAATATCCAGATGTAGCAGCCATTGTAGAAACTATTGCAATTAAAAAGGCACGTGAACAACAGGCTGGCTTAGAGGATAAAGTAAAAGAGATAGACGCCATGCGTGAGACTGCCTCACGTGAACGTGCAGAAGTAGAGTTATTAAAAGCTCACCCTGACTTTGGCGAAATACGTGACAGTGATGAGTTTCACGATTGGGCAGAACAACAGCCTAAGTGGGTACAAGAAGCTCTGTATGAGAATGATAACGATGCAAGGTCTGCATCACGTGCGATTGATCTGTATAAAGCAGACATGAACATATCAACAAAGAAACCTAGCAACAACAAAGATGCTGCTAAGTCTGTAAGTACTCGTAATACTAGAAGTCAACCAGACGCTGAATCAAACAATAATAAATTGTCAGAGTCAAAAGTAAACAAAATGTCTAGTAAAGAGTACGAAAAACATCAAGACGAAATCATGGAAGCTATACGAAGTGGTAATTTTATTTACGATATTTCGGGTAGCGCACGATAAAAGACTTGACAATACGAGTATAAAGAATATAACTATATACATCGGGTTTAATGCGGCCCCATTTATGGATTACCCGCATTAGCCTATCTTCACAAACATAAATAGTTCTAGCGATTACCTAATATCTTTGGCCCGTTATATAGAAGGTCGGCCAACTTTCTACAATAATGTTACCCAACAGAGTTAGCCTCATTAAAAACGATTTTAGTTTGTATCTGTGTCTCAATGCAAAGGATATTACAATGGCATTTACGACAGCTACGGGTTATGGAAATCTACCTAATGGTAATTTTAGCCCGGTCATTTACAGCAAACAGGTACAGCTTGCGTTCCGCAAAGCTACTGTCTGTGGTGACATTACTAACTCCGATTATTTCGGAGAGATAAGTGGTCAAGGCGATACCGTCAAGATCATTAAGGAACCAGAAATTTCTGTTTCGCAGTATGCACGTGGCACGAATGTCACAGCACAAGATTTACAAGACGAAGACTTCTCATTAGTCATTGACAAAGCTAACTATTTTGCTTTTAAAATGGACGATATTGAAGAAGCTCATAGTCATGTAAACTTTATGGATCTTGCATCTAATCGTGCTGCATACCGTTTGGCAGATCAACATGACCAAGAAGTTCTTGGATACATGGCTGGTTATGCACAGTCTTCATTGCACTCGCAAGCTGATGGACTGAACTCAACTGTAAACGGTACTAAAGCAGTATCAACTGCAGGATCGAATGAGTTGCTATCTTCTATGCAACTTCATAAGGGTGACTTTGGGAATATTACTACTGGTTCCGCAGGAACACACTCTATTCCTTTAGCTGCACGTTTACCGGGTGCAACTGCACTTCCAACGGCAACTGCTTCACCAGCAATGGTTGTAGCACGTATGGCTCGTTTACTTGATCAACAGCAAGTAGATAAGCAAGGTCGCTGGTTAGTGGTAGATCCAGTATTCATGGAAATCTTAGCTGATGAAGATTCACGCTTCATGAACGCAGACTTCGGTGAATCAGGTGGATTGCGTAATGGTCTTTCCATTAACAACTTCCACGGCTTCCGTGTATACTCCTCGTCTAACCTGCCATCAGTAGGTACTGGACCGGGAACTACAGGTTCTGCAAACCAACTGACTAACTTCGGCGTTGTCGTAGCTGGTCATGATTCTGCTGTAGCAACTGCAGAGCAGATCAATAAGACAGAAACATATCGTGACCCTGACAGCTTTGCTGACATTGTTCGTGGTATGCATCTATACGGCAGGAAGATTCTTCGTCCAGAAGCAATCGTAACTGCTCGTTATAACGCAGCGTAAGGGAGATATAACATGGCTACTTATGATATGACTTCCAGTGATACCGCTGGTGTTGGAGCAAACGTTTTAGCTGTTCCAACTAACGTTGGTAATACTGTACGAACCATTGAAGCAATACTAGATATTGATGCAATGGTAACTGCTGGTTACTCTGGTGCAGATGGGGATGTATTTCAACTTCTTGAAATCCCTGCTGAATCCGTAGTAGTTGCTGCTGGTGCAGAGATTATGAAATCTTTCACAGCTTCTTGTACTGCCGATATTGACTTCGCTGGTGGCGATGACATTATTGATGGTGCAGATATAACTGCTGCTGCTGGTACGTATCTTGCAAAAGGTACTAATGGCGAAGCTAACGTTGTAAATACAGGAGCAGCTTCTACTTTTGCTGCCGCTGCACTTGCATGTGTTGGTGCTGCAGATACCATTGATGTGACAATAGCTGGTGCTGCACCTGCTACTGGACGTCTACGGGTATACGCAGTAATTGCTGACGTTTCTGCCGCAATGACAGAAGCTGCAGTCGCCCAGCGTGATCTGGTATAATACTAAACACTACTTTGGGGCTGGCATGTCGCTGGCCCCATTGACGCATCCAAAGGAAACTTAATGGCATATACATACTTAGATATTACAAATGAAGTTATTGCTCGTTTTAATGAGGTTGCTCTTACATCTTCTAACTTTACTGCAGCTAGAGGGTTTCAGATACAATGTAAAAATGCAGTAAACGATTCTATTGATTATATTAATACCAGTGCATACAGTTGGCCCTTTAACCATTCTACTCAAACAGATACACTTGTTGCTGGTACTACCCGATATAGCATACCTACTACGGCTAAACACGTAGACTACGATACCTTTAGACTTGTAAAAGATGATTCATTAAGTGTAGGTGGTGGAAGTTTAAACGTTTTAGATTACAAAGATTACCTAGATAGTTTTATTACACAGGAAGATCAAACAGATGTAGGTAGTGTACCTCGTAGTGTTTTTAGAACTCCTGATAATAACTATGGTTTATATCCTTATCCTGATAAAGCATACTCTTTAAAGTACGAATTGTATTCATATACAACTGCTTTGTCTGCAGCTACAGATGTTCCTGTAATACCAGAGCAATATAGAGCCGTTATAGTAGATGGTGCAACTGCATATGGGTATCAGTACAGGGGTGAAGCAAATCAGTTTCAATTAAACTTTCAGAGATTTGAAGCTGGTATAAAAAATATGAGAAGTCTTTTATCTAATAGGGTAGATTATATAAGATCTAAAATGATTACACGATCATCTAAATCTGTAAGTATGTTTGGTTAAGGTTTAAATATGGCAGACGAATCAGGTCTTAATCCATTTATCTTTCCATGTAAAGGTGGTTTGGTACTCAACAGTTCTACTTTTACTATGGACCCCGGACAAGCATTTGAGTTGCAAAACTTTGAGCCTGACATTAAAGGTGGATACCGTAGGATAAATGGATATACTAAATGGAACGCTAACTTAGTTCCTCATACCTCTGCTACTTCTGAAAAGGTACTTATGTCTGCGTACCACAAAGGAGAAGTAATAGCAGCTAGAGGTACTAAAGTATTTAGATCTACAGGTGCAAGTAATGCACTAAATGGTGCAATTAATAATTCAGCTACTACACTTACACTGGATAGCACTGCAGACTTTAGTACAACGGGTACTATACTTGTAGGTACAGAACAGATTACTTACACAGGTAAAAGTACTACACAGCTTACTGGTTGTACAAGAGGAGCAAATAGTACGAGTGCTGCAGCACATGCAGATGATGCAACACTTACACAGTACTGGACACAGATAGATACGGGTCGTACAAGTGCAGGTAAGTATACTTTTTACAGACAGAACTTATCTGGCACTGACATAATAGTATTTGCAGATGGGGCTAACAATGCAGCATACTTTGCCTCTGGTAACTCTGTAACTGACATAAATGGAACTGGCGCACCTGCTAACCCTAAGTTTGTAACAGGACACAAGAACACTTTATTCTTTGCTGGTATGTCTAGTAATCCACAGGAGATAGTTTTTACTGCACCATACTCAGCTACAGACTTTACGGCAGCTAACGGTGCAGGATCAATTGTAGTAGAAAGTCCTATCACAGGATTGTTTCCATTTCGTGATGATCTGATTATATTCTGTGAAGAACGTATATTTAAATTGTCAGGTAATAGCGTAGCTGACTTTCAGTTAGTTCCTATATCTCGTAACATAGGATGTATGAATGGGTTTACAATACAAGAATTTGCAGGTGACATTGTATTCTTAGGTAGAGATGGGCTTAGAACTGTAGCTGGAACTGAACGTATCGGTGACGTAGAACTTGGAAGTATTAGTACACCAGTACATCAGTTGTTTAATGTATACAGTACGATAGATGAATTTGATTCTTTAATTGTACCTGACAAGACACAGTATAGAATATTCTTTGTGAACTCTTCTACTACTGCAAAAAAAACAACAAAGGGTGTTATTGCTCATAGATCAAGAGATGGGTATGAGTTTTCTGAAACGTTTGGATTACAACCTTCTTGTACTGACTCTATAAATGAAGATGGTAAAGTATATGTATTACATGGTGGATATGATGGATATGTGTACAGACAAGAACAAGGCAATACTTTTGATGGAGACAATATAATCGGTAGATACAGATCACCTGATTTAACTATGGGTGATGCAGGTATTCGTAAAAACTTCCAAAGGGTTATTATTAACTATGCTCCTGAAGGTGTAGTAAACTCTGACTTGTTCTTACGATATGACTATGAAGACCCTGATGCTCCAAGACCTGCAGCTTATCCATTTGATAGTAGCTCTATCGTTGCTATATATGGAGCAGGAGCATATGGTACTGTTACTTACGGTGGGCAGTCTCAGCCTTTGGTAAGACAGGCAGTAGAAGGTAGTGGCTTTGCAATAGCACTAAGGGTTGTTGACAATGGTACATCAGAGCCTTACTCACTTAAAGGCTTTCAGTTAGAATTTGATGCAGCCGCAAGGCGTTAAAGGAGAAATAAATGGCTGGTTATACACGGCAGTCCACATATACAGACGGTGACATTATTGATGCAGCAGACTCTAATGACGAGTTTGACCAACTTCTAGCTGCCTTTAATGCTTCTTCTGGACACACACACGATGGTACTGCTGCAGAGGGTGCAGCAATTACTAAGCTACTAAGTAACACACTTACCTTTGGTGCAGCTACTTCAGGTACAGATATTACAATTACCTTTGACGGTGAGACTAATGACGGTGTACTAAAGTGGATGGAAGACGAAGACTACTTTGAGTTTTCTGATGACATACTTGTAGCCTCTACTGAAAAGATACAGTTTCGTGATACAGCTATTTATATTAACTCATCTGCTGATGGTCAACTTGATCTCGTAGCTGATACAGAAATACAAATCGCAGCTACTACTATTGACATGAATGGTGCTGCAGACATCTCAGGTAACTTAGCTGTAGGTGGTAATCTTACAGTTGCAGGTAATGCTACAGTAACAGGTACTACAACGTTTAACGGTGGTACACTCACATTAGGTGACTCAGCCAGTGACAACGTAGTATTTGGTGCAGATGTTGACTCACACATTATACCTGACGATGATGACACATACGACTTAGGTAGCTCAAGTCAACAGTGGCGTAATTTATTTATTGATGGTACAGCAAATATTGATACAGCCTCTATAGATAATATATCTGATGATACACTTGTGGCTACAGATAAAAAGATACAGTTTCGTGACACTGGCCTGTATATTAACTCTAGTACAGATGGACAGTTAGATATTGTAGCTGACACTGAAGTACAGATAGCTGCAACTACAGTGGACATTAATGGTGCAGTAGATGTATCAGGTAATCTATCTGTAGGTGGTAACTTAGACGTTACAGGTACATTTGATCTAAGTGACTCTAACTTTACTAATGCAGGTGACATACAGCTAGATAGTATTACAGGTGACTCAGATACAAACACTAGCATTACCTTTAGTGGCTCAGATGTAATTACGGTTACTACTGGTGGTGAGACACAAGTTACATTTAACAATGGTTCTATTCTACCTACAACTGACAATGACGTAGACTTAGGATCTAGCTCACTAGAGTTTAAAGACTTGTACATTGATGGTACTGCCTATGTAGATGCCATAAACTTTAATGGTACTGCAATATCTGCTACTGCAGCAGAACTTAATATTATGGATGGTGTAACAAGTACTGCAGCAGAGCTTAACATTCTTGATGGCGTTACGTCAACTGCAGCAGAACTAAACATACTTGACGGTGTAACATCTACTGCCGCTGAGTTAAACATCCTTGATGGTGTTACAGCTACAACTGCAGAGATAAACCTTATTGATGGTGATACTTCAAGAGGTACTACGGCAGTAGCAAGTGGTGACGGTATTCTCATCAATGATGCTGGAACTATGCGTATGACTAATGTAGATACAGTGTCTACATACTTTGCAAGTCACAACGTAGGTGGAGGTAACATTGTTACTACTGGTGCATTAAACTCAGGTAGTATTACTTCTGGCTTTGGTGCTATAGATAATGGTTCGTCTAACATTACTACGACAGGTGTAGGTTCCTTTGGCTCACTAGATATTAGTGGTGCTATAGATGTAGATGGCACTAGCAACTTAGATGCAGTAGATATAGACGGTGCTGTAGACATGGCAAGTACTCTGCAAGTTACAGGAGTAGCTACACTTACAGCTACTGCAATAGCTAACGCAGGTGTATCTGTAAAGAACGGAGCTACATCTGCTGGCTTTGTAGAGTTCTTTGAGGACTCAGATAACGGCTCAAATAAAGTAACACTAATAGGACCAGCATCTACTGCAGATGTGACCTTGACTTTACCTGCTGCTGCTGGTACAGTTGCAACAACAGATGATGCCACAGCCCTAGCCATTGCGCTTGGTTGATATAGGAGAAAACAATGGCTAATACTTTTAAAACAATTACACGGGATGTAGCACCAGCAAGTTCTGGTACACCTGAAACAATATACACAGTACAGTCTGGTAGTACTGTTATCATACTTGGACTATTCTTATGTAACGTACACAGTTCACAGGTTACTGCTTCAGTAGACTTTGTGAGTACAACAACTCAAACAAGTCAGACACAAAACACTACGGCACAACTTGTTAAAGATGTAGCTATACCTGTAGGATCATCTTTGTCTGTACTTGACGGTAAGATTGTAGCTAACGTAGGTGACATAATTAAAGTAGACTGTTCTGTAGCTGACAAAGTTTCAGTAATAATGAGTTACATGGAGATAACCTAATGGCAGGATATATTGGCTCTAGGGCTGTAAGTGTAAACACTACATCAGCTACCATCACTGATGACCTAACGATAGGTGACGATCTTACTGTTACTGATGACATGACCGTTGGTGGTACTCTTGGAGTTACAGGTGTCTTAACTGCGACTTCATTAGACATCTCTGGTGACATAGACGTAGACGGTACAACTAACCTAGACGTAGTTGATATTGATGGTGCTGTTGACATGGCATCTACTCTAGATGTAAGCGGAAATTTGGGGATTGGAACTACCGCAACTACCGCAGCTAGTAGTACTAAAAATATATTCTTAGGTGGGACAGGTAACATTTATGCTGATGCAGCAGCAAGTGCAGATGCTTCATTATCCATTAGTCAAAACGCAAAAGTAGATGCGGATAACTCATGGGAATATATTGTTACTGACGAAGCTAGTAACTATTATCAGAACGCTGGTTATCACGTATGGCGTTACGCTGCAAGCGGCAGTGCAGGGGCAGATATTTCTTGGTCAGAGGCCATGCGCATCGACAGCGGTCGGTTACTAATAGGCACAACTTCTACATATTTTGCAGATGCAGATGACCTTGTTGTAGCAGGTAGTGGGAACCAAGGAATAACGATAGCCTCTGGTACTTCTAATGCTGGAAACATTTTCTTTGCTGATGGCACTTCTGGTGATGATCGATTTAGGGGAATTGTCAGATACGACCACTCTGGGAATAATATGTTATTTTATACTAATGGTGCAAATGAACGTATGCGCATCGACAGCAGCGGCAACGTGCTGGTGGGTAAATCAAGTGTGTCATTTGGCACAGCGGGTGCGGAGCTAAACCCTAGCGGCTCTCATAACATGACAAGAAGTGGTGGCGCATCACTTTCTTTGAATCGCCTTTCGAGTGATGGGAATATTTTAGATTTCTACAAAGACGGCACGGGTGTAGGGAGTATTAATTCACGAGCAGGGGTTGTAACAACTATAATTTTAGACCCTCGCTCTGGTGGCGGTGGCCTCTCTGGAGGAGGACAAACTATTTTTCCGACAGATAATGGTGGCACTTTAGCAGATGACCGTATTAGTTTTGGTAGTAGCAGTTTAAGGTTTGACGACATCTTTGCCACCAACGGCACAATTCAAACCTCTGACCAAAACGAAAAACAAGACATAGCTGCACTTACTTCAGCCGAAATGTTGGTAGCAAAACGTATATCTGCGTTGTTCAAGACATTCCGCTGGAAATCCAAGGTTGCAGCTAAGGGTGACGATGCAAGAACTCACTCAGGTATTGTAGCTCAAGATGTGCAAGCAGCTTTTGCAGCCGAAAGTCTGGACGCTGGTGATTATGGAATGTTTATAAGCACAACTTGGACAAATGATGATGGTGATGAACAAACTAGAATGGGTATTCGTTACCCTGAGTTGTTGTCATTCTTAGCGGCATACAATGAACAACGCTTTGCAGCTATTGAGACACGCTTAACGGCATTAGAAGGATAAACAAATGGCAATAACATATACTTGGACTATTCCAACTGTTAAAAGAACAATCGCAACTGGTGGTATCAACACGATACATTGGCGTTGCAATGCAGTAGACGGTGATCACTCAGTCGGCAACTACGGCTCATTTGGCTGTGCGCCTGACCCATCGGCATCTGACTTTATTGCTTATGCCGATGTAACAGAAGCTAACTGCATAGCGTGGGCGCAAGCTCATGTTGGCAAAGACGACACTGAGGCGGAACTTGCTGCCCAGATAGCGGTGCTGAAAGCACCAACCCAAGCTGCAGGAACACCTTGGTAAAAAATAAGGATAAACAAACATGACCAGAGCAAGAGATTTAGCCGATAGTGCAGACAAGGACATTGCTGGCACACTCACTTTAGATGCCGTTAATGCAAGCGGTGTAATCACAGGTTTGACTGTAGAAGCTACAGGCGATACTGCTGCTGGTGATAATGCAGCTATGGGATATACTGCTGCTGAAGGTTTGATCCTAACAGGTCAAGGTAGTACAGGTGACGTAACGATTAAGAATGATGCCGATGCAGTGGTTCTGCAAGTGCCTACTGGTACGACAAATGTTAATGTTATTGGCTCTCTAGATGTCGCTACCAACGCTGTAATTGATGGCACTGCCCTCGTAACAGGTGTCCTGACCACCACGGCTGCGACTGTGTTTAATGGTGGATTTGTTAGTAATGCTAACTCTACAGTAAATCCTACTGGAGGTGTAATTACTCTAGGAGCAAATGGACATATTATTTCTAAGCAATCTCTTGATGTTGCTACTGCTGGTGGTCGTTTTATTGGTCAAAGTAACCGTGGAGAACTAGGTAATATTGGTATTGAACAAACTGCCAACAGTACAGACGGTGGTTACATAAGGTTTTCTACTGCACCTTCTGGATCAACAACTTCAGCAGAGGCCATGCGCATCCAAAGCAACGGCAGTGTCGGCATTGGCGTAACTAATCCTTCCTCTTTTAATTCTGGGGCGTATAATTTAGTAGTAGGCGATCCAAGTATTAACAGTCAGGGCATGACTATAGCCGCTGATACAAGTTCAATTTTATATTTCGCTGATGGAACAAGTGGTGCTGAAACATTTGCGGGGAGTATTATTTACAATCACTCCGATAACAATATGACGTTTAGAACGAATGGATTTAATTCAGCTTTAGTAATAGCTTCAGATCAGTCAGTATCCACACCCACAGCAGGTACATCTAACGTAAAGCTTGGTGTCAACGCAGGTAACTCAATAGCTTCTGGCGGTAACTACAACGTCTGTATAGGAGATGAAGCAGGAACGGCTATAAGCACAGGTGATAAAAACATTGCTGTTGGTTTTACTGCTTTGAACGGTGAGGTACTTGGTTCTCAGGCAACGGCTGTAGGATACCAAGCTCTATTTTCACAAAACATGGGATCGTCTGTAAACAGTGACAATACTGCTGTTGGTTATAATGCAGGTAGTTCAATTAGCACAGGTAAAAGAAATACCATTTTGGGTGCGTCAGCAGGATTACAAGGACAGACCATAGATGACAGCGTAATTATTGGTTACAATGCTGGTGGCGGTGCTGTTATGACAGGCCATGATAATGTCTTAATTGGTAAAGATTCTGGTCAATCTATGACCTCTGGGCAAGCCAATGTAATGGTAGGACGTGATACTGGACAAGCTACAAACACAGGTCAATGGAATATTGCTATCGGGGATCAAGCCTTACAAGCAAACCAAGATGGTGACGGTGCAGTAGCTATTGGACGTGATGCCTTGGCAGTCTTTGAACCTGCTGACGGTCTAAGTTACAACGTGGTGATTGGTTATCAGGCAGGTGCTGTGGTGACTACTGGTCTAAACAATACTCTTGTTGGAGGTGTTGCAGGAGATGCTCTTCAAGGTGGACATAATAATACAGCGGTGGGTATGGGCGCAGCAGGGGCACTTATTTCTGGCGGTCTCAACACGGCAATAGGAGAATCAGCAGCTAAAACCTTAACAACTGGGGGTTCCAATGTTTGTATTGGAGAAGATGCAGATGTTAGTGCTAGTGGTAATAGTAATTCAATATGTCTTGGCGTAGGAATAGCTGCTGCTGCGAATGACTTTTCGTTTGGTAAATCAGGAAATGTTGTAACAAATGATTTTGATACAGATGCTAACTGGTCACGATCCTCTGATGAGCGTTTAAAGAAAAACATTACAAATCAGACATTAGGTTTAGATTTTATAAATGATTTAAGAACTGTTAAATATAAATGGAAAGCCAATGGTGAGCTTGATGCTTCAGACAGTCAATTAGCACATTTGC